AGATCCCACCCAGGAAGCCGACGAAGCCGGTCATGAGGGCACCCCCAGCACCTGCCAGACCCGCCGCACCACCGGCCGCGCCGGCCGATGCTGCTGCCGCGCCCACGCTGGCGATCTGCCCCACCACGCCCCCGAACGCGCGACCGATGTTCTCGGCGGCACGTATCAGGTTGTCCTGCATCCGCTCGGCCGCCTTGGCGGCATCCTCCGCGGCCTTCTTGGCCGCCTCGCCGGCCTCGCGCTCGGCCTCGGTAAACGCCTCGACGTTCTGGCGCGCCCGTTCGTGCGCCTCGCCCAGCTCACGGATGCGGTCGCGCTCGGCCTTGGTCGCGTCCTCGGCGAGCGTGAGCACTTGAGCCTCACCCGCCAGCGCCACCTCGAGCTCGCGGACCGCCTGCGCGCCGTCCCGGTGCGCGGCCAGGAGGCGCTCCTGGTCGGTGACCTGCTGGTTCAGCTCGACCTTGAGGTCCCGGAACTGAGCAACCGCTTCGCTCCGCGCTTCCCTGGCTTCGCGCTCCTTCCGGAGCCGGTTCTCTTCCGACCGGATGGTGGTTTCGGTGGCGGCCGTGAGGCTATGGAGCGAGCCCACGAGCCGCTCGACCTCTGCCCGGTCCGCACCTACCGCCTTGGCGAGGGCCTCCCGGACCGCACGCTCGCGCTCGACCTGCGCCAGGACCCGTTCGTGTTCGGCCGTCCCACCGCGAGCCGCGGCTGCAAGCCGCTCCTGTTCGGAGACCTCGGTCCTGAGCGCCGCGACGAGCTTGGCGGATTCTTTCGCGCGTTCGCGGGCCGCGAGGTTGGCCTCCGTCTGGGCGCGGATCCAGTCGTCGAAAGAGGGGCCCAGGGCCCCCAGGGCCTCCGTAAGCTCCCGGTTCCCGGCGCGGACCTGCACTTGGAGCTTTTCCAGCTCTTCGCGGAGCTTGGCGATAGCGGGCGATCGGTCTACCACCGCGCCGCCGAACGTGAGCGTCGGGGGCAGGGCCTCGATACGGGCGATTCGCTCACGGATCCGCTGGGCCTGACGCTGGGCACTCTCGATGTCCGCCGCCGTCTGGCCGCCTTCAGGTAGTGCCTGGACGCGCCTCAGCTCTTCCAGCCGCTCAATCGCCTTCGACGTTTCTTCCTTGGCCTTCCGGCTGTCCTCCGTGAGCTTGCGGTACGCGAACGAGAGCGCCGCCAGCCCACCCAGCACGCCCACCATGACGGCACTACCCAGGGCCAGCGAGCCGACGACGTTGGCCAGCTGAGCCACGGCGGGATGCGTGCCCGTGGCCTGACGAAGCAACGAGGCCAGCGTCAAGTTCAGTCGGCCCATGCCGGCGCTCGCACTCCGGCCCGCCTCGCCCACGTTCTTGATCGAGCCGGCAACCTCGTTGAAGGCGATCTGTCCGGCGCCGCCCCGGAACGTCCCGGCTTGCTCCCCTTCCGAAATCGTGCGCAGGAGGGCTCGATTGAAACCCTCCCCGGCGTCACGGCCCGCCTGTTCGGCTTCACTCGCCGTCAGGAACCCCTGGGCCTGGGCGACCTTGATCCGGCCCATCTCGTTCTGGAACACTGCCTCGGCGGCCTTGACTTCGGCCAGCGCCGCCATGACGCCTCGCCCCTGAGCCGCGCTGATGGCCTCTTCGGTCTCCTGGGCCCTACGCTGGGCCTGGGCACCCCTGGCGGCGTGGAGCTCCTGAGCACTCTCCAAGCCGAGATTCTGACGGATCTGCTCGTCCGTGAGGCGCTTCTGGGCTACCACCTCGGCATCGATCGCCCTTGCCCGTTCGCGGGACGCTTTACCGGCCGACTTGGTGGCCGCCTCAACCCCACGGGCACCAGCCTCGGCCTTGGCGCCCGCCGTGACGAAGTCCTCCTGGGCCTTGGTCGCCTTGACGAAATCCGTCGCATCGACCCGGAGTCCCAGGGTCGCAAAGTCAAAGCCGGCGCCGCCCTCGGGCATCGTCAGTCCTCGGCCTCGCCCGGGTACCGCATCGCCACGTCAATCCGCATCAACGCTTCGGCCTCCATCGGTTCCGGTCTACGTCCCGTCAGCTCTGCCCATGCCCTCACGTCCGCCCACGTCAACGCCTCCCTCAGTCCCTGCACGACCTGCCAGTACCAGTCGACCAGGTAGCCCAACTCCTCGGGCGCCTCGGGGCCATCCAGGGCCTTGATGGCCTCTTTGTTTCCCTTCTTGGCCAACTTTTCCAGGTGCCACCGGACCGGCCTCGGGTCCTCGGAGCCGTCCTGCTCCAGTCGGTTGAGCCGCGCCTCGTGCTTGACGTGCTCGATCAGCTCGCCGAGGAGGCTCCGGAAAAACCCTCGTGGTCTTCCATCGCCTCCAGGATCTGAGGCCGGAGCCACGGCACCTCGAGCGCCCGCATCACGTATTCATGCTCCAGCGGCACGGGACGGCCGCCGTCCGCGAAGCCGCTCCACCGGAGCACGCAGGGCGCCAGCACGGCCGCATCACGGGCCTTGGTCCAGTCGGCCGTGGAGAGTTGCGCCTTCCACTTCCGCTTGTTGAACCGTTCCTCGGCCGCCCGGAAGACCCGTGAGTACGTCCCCGCCACCGTCATCGTCACGGGCTGGCCCTGGTAGTAGAGCGGCTGGCGCGTCTCGTCGTGGACGTGGAACGTGTTGCCCTCGTCCTCCCGCTCCGTGACCTGGGCCACGGCGCCGAAGTCGAAGCCGCTCCCCGTCGGTGCGTCCTGCTCTGTCTTCGCCTTGCCTGTCATGATGCGTGCTCCTCATGTGGAAAGTCCCCCACTCCCGTCGCGGCACGCCTGGGCCCCCCGAAGGGCTCTTCCCAGCACGACGAAAGCGGGGGACGGCTTCCGCTTGACTCCGGTCCAGCCACCGGGCACGGCGTGCGCGCACCCGGCCACTTCATCCGGCCTCAGGCCGCGCTCGTGGAGATCACCAGCATGGAGGGGGCGTAGCCCGTGCCGCGCTCGTCCACACCGAACGCAAACGGGAGCGTTTCGATCATGGCGCCATCGGCACCGAACGGGGCCTGATGGCCGCGGTAGGCCGCGTTCCCGGCGTAGATCGAGACGAAGTCCTTGGGCGCGTCCTCGTTCTCCTGCGCCAGCAGGAACAGCTCGATGTTGTCCTCGGCCTTGAACGAGTCGAACTCGGTCAGGTCGTTGATGGCGCCGCTCAAAGTCCCGTCCCCCACCGCGTTCCCCATGTACACGTCCGGGCTCGCGCGCTGCCCGATCACCGCCAGGCCCTGCGGGTTGGCGGTGAAGTTGAGCTGGAAGTTGGTCAGGTCGACGACATCCACGCCGTTGACGCGGATCAGCCCGTCCAGGAACACGAGCGGGGGCGAGGTCGTGAACGTCGGGGTCGTGAGCACCGGCGAGGCGCCGGTCGCGTTCGAGGTCACGTCGGTGCCCGCAAGCGTGAAGCCCACGACGGCCATGTTGTTGGGGCTCACCGAGAGCGAGATCGAGCCGAACTTGCAGTCCACGCCCGTCTTCGACTGGTCGATGTCCTGCAGGTACTCGTCGACCGTGAAGTACCGCTCGACGGGCGGGCTCGCACAGATCAGGTGCTTGGCGACCGTGATGTCCCACGCCGCGTCTTCTGACGCCGACGTGAACGAGCCCGCGGGGCAGCTGATCACCGAGGTGGTCACGGACAGCACCCGGTACCACTTGTCGTTGTTCGCGGCCTCGGAGTGGTTCTCCAGCTTGATCATCTGGCCGGCCCGAACGCCCTGCGTGATCCAGGAGCCACCAGCCGCGCTCAACGTCGCGGTGCCCACGGTGAGCCCGCCGAGCGAGCCCACCGACTCGTCCAGGGCAATCGCGGCCGTCCAGGTTCCCCGAAGCGCCGCCTCGAAGATCGTGTCCAGCGTGCCCACGCTGACTTCGGTCTCGTAGCCCGCGTTCGCGAAGTAGGAACCCAGGCGCCCGAGCGTGGTCTGGCCGTCGCGGCGGATCTCGCCCGACTGGATGGTGGCGTTCGTCAGGTTGATGCCCGCCGAGGCACGGGCACGGATGCCGACCCCACCCGTACCGGACGCGGGCGTGCCGAGCCCCGCCTGCGCCTTCAAGCTGAGCACGATGTTCTTGCCTGTCTGGCCCATGTTCCTTTGCCTCTAGCTGATGGTTTGCTGCGTGTAGAGTCTGAGCGGGATGCTCACGGGCACCGTCGCGTAGCCGGGCTTGCGAACGAGCTTCTGGCCGACGTTGACGCCCGTGTCGGCCCGCACCCGGAGCACGTCACCCGACGCCAGGACCATCGCCGAGCCCGGGGTGAACAGCGCGAGCAAGCCGGTCGCGTAGCCGTTGGGTGCGCCGATGCCCTCGCCCTGGAGCGCGTGCACCTGGAGCGAGTAGAGCGGGCGCACCTCGACCGTGCCGTGCGGGGTGAGGCCCGGCCGGAACGTGACGCCGGGCGTGAACTGCTCCTCCACCCACGGCTGGCCCACCTCGGCCTCGAACTCGACGTTCTCCCAGGCACGCCGCGACGGAAGCCCCACGAGGACGGTCCGTCCGGTGTCGGCGGCCTGTGCCGTGAGCCCGGCGCACGAGAGCAGGGTCGCAGTGACGTTCGTCAGCACCCGGGCCGCGTTGTTGGCCGCGTTGAACCCCGTAGCCGTGACCTCCATGCCGGGCCGGAAGCCGTCGGAAAGGAACGAGCCCGCGGCGCGCGTGAAGCCCGACGCCGTGGCGGCCAGCGACGCGGAGCCCGTCGTCGCGACCACGAGCGTCAAGGCCCTGGTCCGGCAGGCCATCTGCATGGCGTTCACGTCCACGCTCACCGGACCACCTCGGACACCACGTCCTTGACCACGAGGTCGAAATTCATGCGGGTCAGGGCCACCGAGTGGAACCCGCCCACCTGGGACCGGAGTGTGAGGGGTCCGTGCTCCCCGACACCTTCTTCGATCTGTGGCGCATACTCGACGTTGGTGGCCGTCTGGCCGACCCACTCCTCGGGGAACGTCTCTTGCCACGAGGCGAGCAGATCGCCCGTATCCACCGGCTGGCCCGGCGCGCCCGTCACGGCCGAGCCCTGGGTCACCGAGCCGTGTACGGCGTCCACGCACCCGACGAGGATGTCCCGCTGGCGGCTCTCGACCTTGGCCGTGAAGGCGCGGAGATCGTCGGTGTAGCTCACCGGACCACCACCTCGGCCAGGATCACCGTCCCGTCGGGTTCCAGCGGGTTCACGTCGGCCACCGTGAGCGTCTTTCCGGACCACGATACCGTGGCCCCGAGCGCGGGCACCTCGCCGTAGGTCGCAGGCGTGAACAGGAGCGTCGGCGCGGTCGACTGGATGAGCCCCAGCCGCTCGTACGTGTCGGGCCTGGCCGGGATCCGGACCGCGTAGCCTGCGACCGTGACCACGCTCGCCGTGAACGTTTCGGTCGCGCCGTCGTGGGTGCGGACCGTCTCGGCGAAGGTGACGGCGACGCCCTTCCGCTTGACGCTGGCCAGCGCGCGGGACGCCACTGCGGTGTACTGGCTCACCGGACGAGCCTCACCTGGCCCGCACCCGACGCCAGGAGCGGCCCCAGGATGGCACGGACACGCGGAAAGCGGTCGAGCCCCGACGCGCGCTGAGTGGGATGCGACCACTCGGTTTCCAGCGGGCCCGTCTTCTCACGGATGATGCTCGCCGTGGGATCCGCGGACACGAGGTCGGTGTCCGCGGAGCGGACGAGTTGCCAGGCCAGCTCCATCTGGGCGTCCTTCACCCTCTGCGGGACCACGTCGTCGTCGTAGTACGTGGTCCCCGATGGCGCATCCGGGTTTGGGCAGTAGAGCCGCGGCCAAGCCATCGCCTGCGTCACGGTGGTGCGCCTGCCCGCCCAACCGAGCACGTTCAGTTCCCGGCCGGCCTCCACGAGCGCGCTTCTCTGCGTGTCGGCGTCGGCATCAAGCCACGCGCTCGCGTTGAGGCGCGTGCCCATGTAGGCCGCCATCTCCGCGGCAGTCACGAAGCTGTTGGCGCTCGCGCCGCCAACCGTGACGTCCAGGGTGATCGCCACGTCAGCCGTCCAACACCGCCCGCGCCAGCTCGGCGTTCGGGCCGTCCGGGTAGCGGGCCAGGTACTCCTCGGGCGAGATCGCGAGCGTCCAGGCTTGAGGCGCCCCGTCCGGCCGCTGGTACTCGCCGGGCTTCCCACCGGGCCGGACCACGTGACTGCCGGACGTGAGCAGCCGGTCCCCGACCTCGGGCTCAACCTCTTCGACTCGACCCGTCCGGCGGTGGTAGACCAGCCAGAGCCCGTCGCGGTTCACGGTCGGGGCGCTCACCTCCGGCTCCGTCTACGCCTGGGCGTCGGCTCAGGCTCGGGCTCAGGCTCGGGCACGGGCGGTTCCGGGTCCTCTTCTTGGACCTCTTCTTCGGGCTCGCTCTCCGCCTTCTCCGCGTCCTTGGCCTTCTGCGCCACGGCGAGCGGATGGTCGTCGTCGATCTTGACCACGCCGCCGAACTTGTCGATGTGCATCCAGACGACTCCCATGGGGCCTCCTATGCGCCGGACAGGCTGACCGCGCCCGTGTTTTCGATGATGACGAACCTGGTGGCTGACACACCCCACAGGCTCAGGCGCTCGTGCTGCGCGTTGAACGTGGCGATGTCGTTGCCGGGACCGTCGAAGGCACCCGCGGCGAGTGTGACCGTGTGGCCGTCGGTGCCCGCGTCGATCTGCTCGATGACCAAGAGCCGGCCCGCGCGGGGCGCGGCGAGCGTGGCGGCCAGGATGCCCGCCTTGGAGAGCGTGACGTAGTCGGCGTTCTCGGAGATCGCGCCATCGGCCGTCATGGCCTGGGTGACGAACGCCCGACCCGTGCCCCTCCAGTCCTCGATGCCCGTGACCACCGCCGTGCCCGTGGTGACCGAGTAGAGCGCCGTATAGCCGGCCGTGAAGCCCGTCGTGTTGGAGCTGATGACCCCGGCGTCGTTCACCTCGACGTAGTTCGTGGCCGAGGCCGTGAGCGTGAGGGTCGCGTTCGGTGCGCTCCGGTAGCCCTGCGGATGCAGGAAGACGCCACCGCGGATGCGGAGCGAGAGGCCGGCCGAGTTGGCGGTGTCGACGTCGAACCGATCGCCCGCCGGTACGACCTTCGTGTCCAGGTGTGACATGCTGTCCTCGGTGGTTGCGGATGCGAGGCGGGGCCGGGCGGGAGTGCCCGGCCCCTACTCAGTCGCCTGGGATCAGGCGTCGTAACCGCGGACCGCGAGGTTCGGATCCAGCGTCTTCACGCCGTACAGCACATCGAGCGCGACCTCGACCTGCGAGGACCCGCCCACGTAGTACATGCGGCTCCGGAGCGAGAGGTTCGTGATCGGATCGCTCACGACCGCGATGCGGGCGCCGAGCTGGTTGCCGATGTCCGTGAGCGGGGCCGTGGCCAGGGCGAAGGCGTTGCGGTGGAACGCCAGCGTCTGCGCCTTGCTGGCACCCGTCAGGGTGAACGTCACGACCGTGTCCTCGTCCACCGCCTGCTTGAGGCCGGGAGCGAACGCGATGTCGATGTCGCCCGTCGACTCGTTGGTCCCGTCGGCGGTGAGCACGTACCGCTGCGTGTCGCCCGTGATCGCGAACGAGTCGCCCGTCTTGAGCGTCGCGCCCGACGTGAGCGCGTCGATGTGCATGGCCGTCGCGCCGGCCGCGTACACGGCCGTCGACCCGGATCCGAAGTCGACCGCGCCCGTCGCATCCGCGGACACGCCGGAGGTGTGGATCGGCGTGTTCTGGTTGGCCCAGACGTCGAACCCGAAAAGCCGCCCCATCGAGCCGTCACGGAGCGAGGGGTCCTGGGTGTTGGCCTGCTGCCCGGCCGCGGCGAGCGCGGTCAGGTAGGCGAGCTCCGTGGTGCCGTCGATCATGTAATGCAGCATCGACGGGTCCCCGAGCGGGACCTTGTTGTCGAACATGACCTTCCGGAGTGCCGCGATGTCCGCCAGCACGGGAGTCGCCGTCTGTGCGGCGACCCACGGGATGTCCAGGTAGAGCTGGACCAGGTCCAGGTCGATGCGGTCCGCGAGCGCGACCGCGGCGGGCCGGATGTGGTCGGTGATGATCTGCGGCGCGGTGAGCGAGAGGTCCTTGTCGGTCAGCGCGAACTTGACCTCGTACCACTTGTCGAGCGTGATCGCCACGCTCTCGGTGGGCAGGTCGCTCGCGGTTGCCGGCGCGGCCGTCGCCGTGAAGCTGGCGGGCCGGCGGAGCTGGATCGTGTCCCCTCGCGCCTGGGAGGTGGGGCTGTAGCCGCGGAAGACGCGGCCCGCCATGCCCATCACCTTCTCCAGTTGGATCAGGGCCTCCTGGGCGAAGAAGGTTTCGTTGTAATTGCCGAGGGTGTTGGTGGCCATTGGAGCAGCTCCCGCCTTGTGGGGTTTGGCGGGGTGCTCGAATGCAGGTAGGCGCACGCCCGCGATGTGAACTCCATCGCCAGCGTGCGCCCTGCGCTTGCTGGGAGGCGGCCCAGCCGCCTCGTTGTCGTCGCTACGGGAGGGGCCCTGCCCACTTCCCGCCGGTCCGGGATCACCTCGTGCGCCAGACGGCCCAGCCCCCTGGCCCGCGCGGTTCGCCCGACCGCTTCCCTGCTACCCTACGCTACTACACCGTCCGTCGTGGTGCAAGATCACTGAGCCACCGCATACGGTCGCCCGGCCTTTTCGGCCTCGGCCTTGAGTCGGCGGTACTCCTGCGGGGCGGCGTCCTTGGGGATCAGTACCGTGCCCGCTCCACCACCGGGACCGGGCTGGTTTCTGGACCCACTGCCGGCGGCGTCCGGTGGCGCGAACGCGAGCCCGAACGTCTCGTCCGCCTTGAACGACTCGACCAGCTGCGAGATGGTCATGGCCGTGCCCTGGCCGTCGGCGATCCTGGGCTGGCCCTTGGCGTCCACGACGCGGGCCACGAAATCCTCGCCATCCTCCACCACCTGAACCGCCGGGAGGACGTGGGGCAGGAGGAGCCGCGGGTTGCCGCCGGCCGCGACGATGGCGGCCTCGGCCTCGCGCTTGGCGAGCACGTCGTAGAGCTTCCTCTCCACATGCTTAACCCGGGTGTCCCGCTTGGTGATCTCCGCGTTGTGCTGTTCCAGGAGCTGCGCCTTGAGCGACGTGAAGTCGCCCTCGGCCTTGGCCTTGGCCTCTCGGGTGGCCCTCGCCAGTTCCAGGTCGGCCTTGACCTCGTCGAGTGCGCGGTCACCCAGGACGGCGGCTCGCTCCTTGGCGGCTCTCGTTTCCTCGCGCAGCCTCTCGTTGTTCGCCTTGAGGCCTGCCAGGTCGGCCTCGGTGTACGTCTTGGGCTTGGGCGCCGGCTCCCCGGACGGTGCCTCTTTCGTCTCCACTTCGTCAGACATCCTACCCTCCTAGGCTCACGTTGCGTGCTCCCGCTCCATCTCCTCCACGACCTCTTTCGCGGCTCGTCCGACGGATGCCCGGCGCAGGTCCTCGGCCCGGACGTCGTAGCGAGGCGGCTTGCCCTTCCGGCCCTTCGTCTCGAAGCTGGCGAAGGCCATGCCACAGACGGAGCAGAGCACCTTGGTGTTCGGCTGGACGACGTGGACGGTTCCGCATCGGCACTTGGCGTTCGCTGGCTCGGTCATCTCGGATGCTCCTCCTTTGGGCTCAGATCTTCCAGTCCACGGCCGACTCCCCGTTGACCGAGAGGGCCACCACCGTGCGGAACGGGCTCGTCCACCTCGTCCACGTGCTCGATGCGCTCCACCTTCCAGCCCTTCCCGACCAGCTTGGCCGCGGCCCTCTCGACCTTCACGGATGCGCTTCACCCGGTCCGTCGTGTTCACGCCGCCATCGCCTGTCGCGCGACGAACACCCGGTCCCCGCAGCGGCAGTTGTAATCGCCCTCACCTGGCACGAGCTGGCCGTTGCTGAACCGCTCGAAGAACCCGACCGTCTCGCCGTGCATGACCAGGTGATGGGGCCGGTTCCGGCCGTCGCCACCGGGGCCTCCCACGGCGAGCCACGTGCGCCGGACCCTGCTCACGTCCACGACGCCCCGCTCGATCGCGTCCAGCCAACTGAGTCGTTGGCCTTCCTTGTGCGCCTGGAGTGCGGCCGTCCGGGTGCGTGACTCGGTGTTCCACGCCTCCAAGCGCTTCCGGTAGGCCTCCACCATCTTCTCGATCTTCTCGGGCGGGATCGCCTCGCTACCTAGTAGCCGGTCGAGCGTGGCCAACTGACGGGCCGTGAGCCCCTGGCCGCCGGCATGGGCCGGACGCATGATCCTGGAGCCGTCGGGGCGGGTGATGACGCCCTTCCCGAGCGCGCGGGTCAGGGCCGACCGGTCGCCCGTCACGAGCTCGAGGCGGAACGTCTCCACGGCCCGCGCCTGCTGCGGACTGAGCCCGACCAGGCCCCGGACCTCACGGGCGATCGTCCGCGGGTTCCGGCCCGCCTCCAGGCCACGCACCACGGCGTCCCGGATGGTCTCCCGCACCTCGTCCCGTAGACCCGCCAGCGCCAACGAGTCGAAGTGACGGGCCGCCTGGATGACGTTGGGATTCAAGAGGTCGAACGCGCCCACACGGAGCCAGGACGGCATGACGCCGGCCTCACGGGTCGCGGCGTCCAACACCGCACGGTCGAGCGCGGCACGGAGCCTCACGAGCGAGGGGTCCAGGCGGCTGTCACCCACGAGCTCCGAGATCAGCCGATCGACCGAGCCCGCGCGAATGCCCCGGACCAGCTCGGCCTCCGTGAGTGATTCCCGGATCAGCCGGTACGCCTCCAGGTAGCGGCGGGCCAGCTCGGGAGACATGCGCTGGGCCTCGCGCTCCAGGCGGAAGCGGTAGGCCGTCTCGGCGGGGCTCACGTCACTCCAACCCCGGCGCCACGACCGTCGTGTAGCCCTTGGGGTGCGACGGATTCACACGGTCCACCAAGTCCAAGTCGATTGGGTAGCCCCTGAGCGAGGCCAGGCGCAGGTGGAGGTCCAGCTCGTACAGGATGCGCCGGATGCTCACCAGGATCTCGGCGTCGGTCTTGGTGGTGGCGTCCGTCATGCGGCAGCGTCGTCCATCATGGGCGGCGTCTCGTCCTCCTCCATCCCCTGCTCGTCCTCGTCCACCACCTCCTCCTCCACGTCGGCCGCGCTCTCGGCGATCAGGCGCAGGGCAGCTTCCTCGGCCGCGAAGTCGTCAGGCAACTTGCCGGTTTGGAGCGCCCGCATGAAAGCGTCGAGCGGCAGCGCACCCTTGGCGTAGGCATTGAGCAACACCTGAAGATACGCAGGGTCGAGCCGCTGGGAGCTGAAGTCCATGTTGACCATCGCCGAGCCGCCCGACGGGAGCTTGAGGAAGGCGGCTATGTCCTGGAACACGCCCTCCAACGCATCCTGAAGCGAGCGAGCGGCCCGGGCAAGCTTGGCGTTCCGCTGCTTCTCCTGGATCGCCGCCTCCCTGGCCGTCATGTTCTTGAGTGCCTCGCCCGAGGTCGCGCCCTGGCGGGCCATCGCGGCGCGGATGTCCTCCAGCCGCTGCCGGGTCGCGCCCAGGGCCGTACCCGATGGTTCCAGCATCTTGGCGTCCCCACCTACCGGGACGTCGATGCCCTGGCCCATCTTGATCGTCTCAGCCGTGCCCGTGGGTGGCTTCTGGCGGCCGATGAAGATCGGTGTAGGCACGTTGCACTTGTGCATGACCGACGCGTAATCGCTTTGGACCTGCGCCTCCTCCACGTTCAGGAGCGCCAGCCCAAACAGATGCGGGCGGGTGTGGAGCGCACCCAGCTTCTCGCCGCCGTAGACCACGCGGACCGGGATGCGCTTCGGACCCTTGAGCGTCCCCGTTGCGACCTCCACGGGCGGTGCTCCTGGCTCGGGACGGAGGAACTCGCGCCACGTGACCGGACCGAGCGAGCGAGCCCGCTTGGTCGTCTCGTCGTACGTCACCGCCTGGCGGAACTCACGGAACCGCTCGATGTCCTTGACGCCGAACTCGCCTCCGGCCTCGGTCGCGTGCTCCCGGAGCATGAGCTGGACCAGTACCGCCACACCGCCGACCGTTTCCGTGCGCCACGAGAGCACGTCATCGGCCGAGTAGAGGGTCACGTAGGGCCGCACCTTGGCGTCCCTGGCGTCCCGCAGGTTCCTCACGGCATCCGTGACCGGGAAGTCGGTCAGGAGCACCGCGTGTCCCAGGTGGATCGCCGAGTCCAGGGCCGTGGCCGCGAACACGTCCAGGTGGTTGCCCTCGCCGTCGATGTCTTCGGCCAGCGCAACGATTTGTGGCGGCACGTCGTCGGAAAGCTCGACCGGCTCCTGGAACACCAGCCCCACGTGGTCGACCACGGTCAGGGCGTAGTGGTCCTCGGCGAACGTCATGTTGACCCGGGCGTTCCAGTCGACCTCTTCCTCGGCTTCGAACTTGGGCAAGTAGGTCTCCCGCTCGGCCCGGAACCGCATCGTACCCGCCCTCACGTCCTCGACCAGCTTCCACCGGTGGACCATCTCCTGATAGGCTGGGCAGGCGTAGTCGGCGCGGGACGGATCGAGCGAGTAGGCAGGCGTCTTTCCGCGTTCCGACAGGGCCAGGTCGCGCACGGCTCAGTACCTCACGGTGGCAGGGGCCCATGGGGCGGGGGCTGACGTGAGCCGAGAGAACGCCCCACTCATCGCATCCACCTGGTCGTCATGGACGCCCTGCGGGAACGCCAGCAGCTCGTCCAGGAACGCCTGGACCCACGCACCCCGCACGATCCGGACGTTCCCCACTTCCATCTGGCTGGCCACCGGGTCGGCCCTCGCTTCCTTGGGCCCGGTCGGGCGCTCAGCGAAGACCGTGAGGCCGGCCAGTTGCCTGACGATGGCCCGCGTCCGGTCCTCGCCGCCGACACCGGCGTCCTTCTCGAGCCCCACCTCGTAGCGACCGGGGAGCGTGGCGTCCACCATCGAGGTCTCCCGGATCTGGCTGTCACGGTAGCCGGGTGCCCACTGGCCGCGGTGGACGTGCTCGATGTAGTAGAGCCCGTCGGTGGCGTGGGAGACCCGGACGCCCGCCGTGTAGTCGCCGCCGTCCTCGGTGCCTGCCGTGTCCCAGTAGCGCACCCGGTGACGGACCGACTGGGGTACCGCGTCGACAAAGCAGCCCTCGATCCAGCGCCACTTGAACATGGCGCCTTCGCGTGGGCTCGGCCTGCACTGGACGGCGCTCGCGAAGCCGTAGGCCCCGAGTTCCAGACGCATCTGGTCGACCCACGATTGCGGCCGGTGGGAGGGCCACAGTAGCTCGCCAGGTGCGCGACCGAGGGGGTCGTTGGCTTCCGCCAGCCCGGGCAGGTCCACGACCGTCCAGCGGTCCGGTTGCTGCGCCTGCATCCGGCCGGCGGGGTCGTCCGCGTGCCACCGGGGCATCGAGAAGATGGCCTGCGTGTGGGGCTCCGACCGGGCCAGAATGTCCGTCGTGATCCAGTCCCACACGGCGTCGCGGTGCGCCTGGCTCTCGGCCTCAGCCCGGCTGCCGATGGGGTCGTCCAGCACGATCAGGTCCGCGTTCACGCTCGCCACCCCGGTACCCGAGCCCACGGCCCGGACGCCACCACCCTCGGCTGTCTCCCACTCACTCACGGCGTCACGGTCGGGCGACATCTGGACCCCTCGGCCTCGGGCCAGACGCCGCACGTTCCGCGACAGCTTGTGCGCCTGGAGCTGCGAGTAGGTGCCCAGCAGGATCCGGGTCGCCGGGTCCTTCTCCAGCCGGTAGCCCATGTAACCCGTGATCGTCTCCGTCTTCCCGTGACGTACACTGACCTGGAGGAGCAGCCGGTCCAGCTCGCCCGCCGTCATCCGGTCCAGGTGGTCGTGCATGTGGCCGAAGTGGGGCGAGGTCCAGTCGAAGCCCTGGCGGTGACGACGTTGCCAGCCGCCGAAGTCCGGGGGAAGCGCCCCGGCACGCTCCAGGAGCCACGCCTCGGCCTCCAGGGCCAGGAGCTCCCGGACGTCGGCCGGGTCAGCGAGCGCCGTTGCGCTTGCCATTCGTACCGTTGGTCCCCGTGGTCAGGGCCCGGACGCGATTCGCGAGCTGGGCCTTGCGGTCCCGCAACTCGGCCGGTGACAGGTCCTCGACCTGGATTCCGTCAGGGGTGCGGAGGTTCACGTCTTGGCGGTCGCTCCAACCGGCCCGGTTCTTGAGCCAGATGAAGGCTGCGGCCGTGTCGGGGGGGTAGCGCTTGATGTAGGGGTGCTCGAACGAGTGGCCTTCGTAGGCCATGATCTGCACCGCGTCGTGCTCGTAACCGATGGCCCGGTGGTAGAGAGCCTCGGCCACCGTGGCGTCGGCTATCTCCTTCCCGTTTCTTCTGGCCTCCGAAAACTCGGGTTGCCTCTCGTTCCATTCGAAGACCGTGGAGACCGCTACGCCGAAGAAATCCGCGATCTGTTCGTCCGTCGCACCGAGGAGGCAGAGCTTGTGAACCTGCTCCGCGTACTCCTCGCGGTACTTGGTCGGCCTACCGCGCTTCTTGGCCATCGGTGGTCAGATCCTCAGTGGCCACGCGGAGCGGGCGTGCTGGAGGCGCCAGTCGGCATCCGAAGCCACCTGGAGATGGGCCGGCCCCTCGTAGACCAAGCTCTCGGGCTCCACGACCAGCGTCACCACCGGGAGGCCCGAGGCCGACGCGATCTCGGACACGGACACGGAGACGAGCCCCCGCACCTCGTGGCCGTCGAGTAGCACCCTGACATCGAGCGGGGCGTCCTTGCCCCACATCACCGTCACGCGGCCTGTCGGCATTTCATCCTCCGTTGGTCTGGATTCTACCGCATACGGTGTGCGGTAGGCAAGGTAAACGCCTCGGGTGGTGTGCTGGCTCACGGCTCGTACCCCGACGTGGAGGGCTGGGGCTCCATGGTGGACTCGACGAAGCGGGTGGTCCTGGCGTCCCAGCGGAGCGGTCGCATCGGTACCAAGCTTTGCATGACCTCTTCCAAGATCTCACCAATGGGGCAGTAACCACGGCCTGGCCCCCCAGCTCGCCGTCTTGCCTTGAGTCGCGGACGGCCATGCTTCTCCCACCACGTCTCCTCTTCGTGACACCGCTCGCAAAGCGTGGTGAGCGCGTCGTCTGGGGCCTCCCACGGCTCGCCCTGATACCAACGGTGGTGGACGTGCAGCGGGCCCTCGGAAGCACGTGCGTTGCATCCCTGGCACTCGTGGCAATCGCGCCGAAGGATCTCCAAGCGCCGCTTCTTCCACCGTGGGTCCTTGAGCTTCTCGCTGTACGACGTCACGGTGCGCTCACCTCGACTTGGACCCTCGTTGGGCCATTTCTGGGGTGGCCAATCCCCGCAGCCGACCGGGGTTCGGCGTAGAACCTGTCCACGGCCAGGTCCCAAAGGCTCGCCTCGCTCTTGCCGTCGCCCTGGTCCCGAAGCGCACCGGCTCTCACGAGCACCCTGAGACCGTACGGCTTCCCAACTTCGAGCCACTGCGAGCCATCGTCTCGGATCCTGGCCGCCCCATGGATCGCTGCCCAAATGGCCTCCCGCCCCCGTTGCTCGTCGCCGGAGTAGAGCCATCGTCGGACCAGCTCCTCGTTCGACCGTCGCTCCCGCACCCCGAGTTGGCCCAGGCCCAGGGTGGCCAGCGCGGCGTCTCGGATCTCGTACTCGGTGTGCTGACCGGGTCGGAGGTCGTTCGGCCTCGGGTCCATGGGCTGCGGTTGCTCCTCGGCCCCAGCCACGGGTTCGTCATCCGCCCTCGGCGCGGTCGGTGGTTGCCCTGTATCGGACCCTGTGGCGTGCCGCGAAGTTGCGGGATTTCTGCGGTGGGGGGAGACCGAGGGGGGTTCTGTTGCTGTTCTTGGGTCAGGGTAAGGGTCAGGGTCAGGGTCAGGATTTGGCATACCGTTCCTGAAACCGTTTCGGTAACCGTTTCCGTCGAGGTCGGCGAGCCTCGCGGAAAGTTGTACTGAGAGTAGCGAATAGAACGGTTGTCCACGTTGCGTCAACGGTTGGCCGAACCGTTCCACAGCGTCAGCAAGTGCTTCGAGGCACGGACGGCTGTCGGGCAGCGTGTCCAGATCGTGGACGGCAGCCTTCACCACGTTCGGGTTGGCGAGCGGGTTGTAGTCGGGGTGGAGGTGGCGGAGGACGCACACCACGCGGAGGGTCCTGTCCCACACGATGCGTCCATCCTCCTGGAGCCTGGCCAACGCTGACTCGGCCTCCTCGGGCGAGATCATGACGTCGTCCGCGATGTAGTACGCCGGGAGCACGAAGCACCCGAGTCGGTTACCGTGTGGGCAGGTGAGCAGGTACAGCCACACGGCGCGGGTGGTGTGGTCCCACGCCCGGAAACGTTCGTCGTTCCACGTCTTTCGGTCCACGGCTCCGTAGGACATCAGGCCACCCCCGTGGGCACGTGCCCCCTCGTGACTCGTCGCACTCCCAACTCCTCGTGTCTCGGGTAATCCTTGGGTGGACGGCACCCCAACGCCTTCGCCCGATGCTCGGTCATCCGCGCCACGGCGCGCTCGTGGGTGCGGAGCATCATCGTCGATGGCTCCCTGATGTAGTGCGACCAGGTGCGGCGGGTACTCGCGAGCAGCTCCTGCATCTCCGCACACCGGAGGCGCGGGACCATCCGGCACCCACAGCCGGACGGCTCGGTGAACTCGGGGCGCAGCCTGGGCAGGGTGTCCGCCTGGATCGCCGCCCGCTCGACTTGCTCGTATCCGTCGCTCATCGAGCCACACCCAGCCCGCCATGGCTGTCGGAGGGTGGGGTTAGCTTCCTGGATGGGCGGTTCATGCGCAGCTTATCCCTCTGTCACTGTTACATTCTCCGGCCCCCAGCCCCTTGCATTCCCTATAGCTATCCGCTATACTAGATGCGTGAGGACGGACCCCAGAGGAGAGGCGACGATGAGCATGGACGAGATGGTCGAGACCCTGAGGGCACTCAGGCAGACCGCGAGTGACGCCTACGATGAGCGGGCCTTCCCGGGCACCGCCCGCTGGGTGCGGGCCAACGAGGCCGACAGGCTCGTGGCCGAGTACGAGGCCGAGCATCCTGAGGCCGTCGCCGAGATCAACCGCCGCTGGGTCGAGGCTCGCGAAGCTCGGCTTGCTGGCCGCGACTACACGGGCTTCTAGCCCACCACCCCACCAACGGAGACGACGATGAGCACCGAGACGAAGCTGAGCCGCAACGCACGTGAGATCCTGGACGGGCTGGGCATCACCGTCCACCGAGTCGATGGCGGACTGGTCCACCTGGGCGACGAGCAGGGCGGACCCTACGACGATCCGGTTCCGACGGTCGCGCAGGTCGAGGCCGCGTGCGAGGACGCTGACGCGAGGGGCGGCACGGTCGCGTACCGCTTCGAGGCGTTCCATGACGCGCTTGCGGGCCGCTGAATCCGACACCCACCACTGGAGACGACGATGACGACGTACACGATCCATGCGCCCTACGGCGCGTCGGGCGAGAGCTTCACCGCCCCGAGCCACCGGGCCGCCCACACCGAGCTTTGCAGGCGGCTCGGCGTCGGCTACCCGAGGGCGCTCCGGGCCACGACCCAGGACGGAGCCGAGGTGGTCGCCTCGCTGTACGACGGCGAGGACTACATCCGGACGCGCGACGGCCGGGTGATCCGGACATGGTGAGCTCCACGACCACGCTCGCCGAGGAGTACCACACCCTCCGTCGTCGGATCGGCACCCAGCGCGAGGCCGCACGTGCGCTCTCGGCCTACGGCGAGGGGCAGCCGGTCCACCAGACGACGATCTCACGGCGGGAGTCGGGCGAGT